TAACATTACATTCAGCATGTATCTGATCTTTGCTCCAACTAAATCTTTCATCACCCTTTATAAGAGTTGGACCTTCCTCAAGATTTACAGTTCTATCTCCTACAACAAGTAAACTACCCTCTACAGACTCAGAAAACTGTATTACTTTATCAAACAAACCATCAAAGTGAGCCCAATATTCATCGAGCTTATCAGGATATATTTGATTCGTCCTTTGTATTAATAACTCGTCAATGTATGGATTTGACTTTAATATGTCTTGCCCAACTTCTTGAGTATTAACACATACTCTGTACGCTTGTTCCTTTAATAGGGGCAATACTGAGCTTGTCTGCAGCATGTCCCCGAAGGCCCCGTATCTAATTACACAAACTGTTTTTTCTTTTCTTACCCCGCCAAAATCTTCTGGAGTAAAATCCTTTATTTCCTTTTCAGGAACTTTTATAATTTTCACTTAGTTGTTAGTAGCTCCATCCGGAAACAGACATTCCAGAGCGAACCATCTTACCGCAGACGCGTGCTTCATTATTAGAAGCTGGCTGCTCCATGCGGTATTCACGAGCTCGCTCATCAAAAAGCTGATCTCCGCTTGTAAATCCTTTTTGCTTTGGCTCAGTAGAACCATAGCTTTCTTCAGGGGTTTTTACTTCATCCCCAATGTATGCTGTAATAAGATTGATTTTCATAGTATTCCCCTGAATGAATTGGGGGAGAGTTGCCCCTCCCCCGCATCAATTACGCAACTTCAAATCGCCCTTTACCGGGTGAATTGACGCTACCTTTGGCCGTACCAATAGGCTTATGGTCCTTGCCTTTTCCATCCATGCCAAGCGAGGCAGGGGTTTCATTAGCGAAGGAAGACTTTTCAGTCAAGCCATTGTCAGGCATTTTACCGCTTGCACTGTCTTTCATGATTAACCTCCTAGTACCACTCAATCATGATTTGCACGAAGCCAATACCAGCAGGCGTACCGCCAGTAGGGGCAACGAACGTCACATGAACGTCGGTGTCGGCAGGAAGAGCATCGAGAACGAGGTCAGCTGCGGTGTCAGTAAGACGCTGGTCTGCGCCATCGGCAAGAGTGCCGAGGCCCATGTTAGCGTACTGAGCGCCTGCCGCAGCAGAGCCAACCTTCACAAAGCCTTCAGTGGTCGTGTTCGTGAAAGTTTCGGTAGCAGAAACAAGGATCTCTTTTAGAGAACCCTTCTTGCCTTTAGGTCCGGAGATGACAATAGCATCGCCGCCTGCACCGAAATCAATCGCACCAAACGAATACGCGTAAGGACGTGGATCGCTGTAACTCATAACTATCTACTCCTTAAGACGCGCTATCCCACATCACGATACGTGACTGGGCAGCTTGGGTGTGAACAAGACCGAATCCACCAAGGTAATACCACGCAATACCACGATCACGTCCGAAGTCACCGGGGATTTTACCACGGATTTCTTCAGGAACAGCAATCGCTTCAGCGACAGTATCCTCACCAAAGAAAACAGCCCAATCAGACTTACCATTAGTCCAAGCGACACCAGCAGTGGTGCCAAGATAGGCTTTTGCAATGTGAGTTTGCTCGATGAAACGGACGCCTTCGTAACGACCGATTTCGCCGTTCATGATCATCTGGAAACCAGCATCAATGTACTGTTTAATTCCTTCAAGATCATTTTTCAGCGTACGCCACGTTGACGGCCATGCAATAGCGTAGTAGTCATCATCAGCATAAGCTGGGATGTTACGCTCTTTCATTTCGTCTACGATCAACTTGACATGCTCTTTACCAAGCGCAATGTTGTTGGTCGTAACGGTAGCACCGTTCTCAGTAACAACAAGAGAAGTGGTACTCGTACCAGCCGTAGGTACAACGCGAACTTTAGCAGCATTAAACTGATCAGCCGCAAGGTTATCAAAACCTTTTTTCGCATCATTTTTCAGCACTTTCCGGATAACTTCGGCCACAGGCTGCTCAGAGAGATCATCCAACTTACCAGTGTACGGCACGCTGTTACCAGCTTCCGTAATGGTCATGGTTCCCTGAGAAATAGTGAACGAGGTTTCTGGGATCGTGCTGGTTTCAGTCAGCGTCGTGCCTTGCGTGGCAACGTCACTGTACACGTTCCAGTGGAAGGTATCCCCACGATGCAAGCCCTGATGCGCTGCGTCTTTAACGTCGCAGAACTGACGGAACTTGACCATCGGCTGAACCGCCATGCGAAGCACGCGACTCAGGTTGTCGGAATACATATAACCACCGGAGGTGTTGACAGACCATACTTGTCCAGCCATGATTAAACCTCCAAAGAGTTATATTATTGGCCTCTAGCCTTACGCATTTCTGCTACGATCTCAGAAGGTGTCATAGGTTTGACATCTTTTGGACCGCTGGCTGAAGCCTTGACAGATTTAGGTTGTCGCACAATACGTTGTTTGCGCTCAAACCTACCATTAGATTCGGAACTAATTCCAGCCCACTCGCGAGTGTACTCGGCAGCTGCACTGATAATCTGCGACGGTGTCCAATCAGGATTCTCCTGAGTCAGGGTAATCGTCTTCCTATCTGCAATCGCTCGAAGCTCTTCAGATTGTGCAATATCTGGATATGTTTCTTCAAAGGACCTAACAGCGTCCTCTAATTCAGCATGATATGCAGCTCTCTGAATATACTCTTGCTCTGACTTTTTCTTCGCTTCGTGAGCCATAATAGCCCGACTTACAACCTCTTCTACATTTTGGGTAGCATTAGAGCGCCCACTATTTGCCAAGGTTCTGAGTAGTTTAGCAGCCTCCACTGCGTCATCTTGGAATAGTGCTTCGTGATATTTTTCGACAATGTCGTCAACATCACTCGCTTCTTCCTCTTGCTCAACGTCCTGCGTGGATGGTTGAGAATTTAACATTCTTAATTGTTCTTGAATCTGACGTTCTCTGTATTCAAGCTCTCGCTCTTTGATTGCGGCAGATTGAAACCTTTCTTGAGATGCCCTATCTTTTTGGTGAGAAGACTTTAAAGAGTCAAACGGAACAACAACTTCTTCTCCGTTTACTTTAATCTTAGTAACCCAATTGCCATCTTCTTTCCAAACTGGAGCATCTTCAATTTCTTGATGCACTTCCTGTTCAACTGGATCTGCATCGTTTTCTTCTTCTCTACGCCTGTTGTAAATATCTTCTAGAGCTTTTTCTCTAGCCGATAAAGGTCGGCCTTGTTCTTCTGCGCTTTCCTCTTCAACAGGCTGTTCCACAACCTCTTCTGATTCCAACGCATCCTCTACTACTTCTTGGGTAGCGTTTTCCATACTAATCTCCTATGGTTCCAATTCACCAGAAGATTTGTATTTTGAAATCTTTTCAGCATTATCCCCTTCTTGTATTACACTATCAAACCACTTTAATGTTTTAAGAGGTGTTGAGAGATCAGAAATAATCTTCCGGTACTCTTTTAGCTCTTCTTCCGAAGAGCCCTCAAATCCGTTAAGCCCAATAATTTCTAGTTTATTTATTCCTTTTATATATTCTTTTAAGGCTTTTGATAATATTACTTGACCAACGGATGTATTTAAAAAATCTTTTGTAGCATGACCTATTCTAATTCTTTTAACTAGGTCATCAATCCCGATTTCGCGGGGATCATAATATTCCATTTTATCCTACTGCGTAAGGTATTTTATTGTAATCGTTTCTCATCATTACGCCAACGTCACCTTCTGCAACAATATCTTGTTGTCGAGAAAGCTCCTCATCAGCAATCTGATTTATTAACGCTTCTCTCTGAAGCATCAATTCAGCTCGCCGTGTAGCAACATCTTCCTGTTTGAGTTGCAGATCTAAGTATCTTAGCTGGCTTTCCATTTCTTTCTTGCGAATTTCAGCACCGTACTTAAGATTAGCGGCCTCAAGATTACCCTGCTGCTTCATCTGTTCAATAGCAATTCTATTCTCAAGCTTGCCTTGCTCAGATTGAATGTACGCATTCATCTGCTCTAGCTGCGCCTGCAGTTCAGCAACTTGCGGATCTTGTTCCATGTTAATAAAGCGCTCGCCATCTTTATAACCTAAAGCTCCAAACACTTCTTTTACAATTTCTTGAGAGTTTAAACTTTGAGCAAAGCCCGGAAGCTCTCCAAGCATTTGGATTCCAGTAATTAAGTTTTGTACTTTTCTTAATGGATCTGTTGCGCTAATACCAACATTAACCTTAAGAAGCACTTCGTACTTAAGAAGATCGTCCACAGATCCTTGAAACTGCTCATTAACCTGAGCTGCTGCATCCCCAGCAAGCTCAAGAATAATCTCATCTGTCTCATAATACTGCTCAAGACGCATAAGCTGCTTAAGAACTCTTTCAACCCAAGTCTCTGAAAATGTTCTAAGAACATACTCAGTAACCGTGCCAGTATTACTGGCCATAAGAGACATACCGCCAACAGTCTCGTTAAGAGATCTTGCGCCTTGAATAGTTGATATAGAGAAATTACCCTGTAACTCATCAAAGTCCATATTGATTCTGTCTTGCTCAGCATACGCAGAACCAGTAACATCTCTTGTATCAATAACCCTAACATCCATGTCAGGATCATCCATCTCTACTGCACCACCCGGAACTGATCTAAACAATGCATCAAGGTCAATGTTTCTATCGCGTCGAATATGATACCGTTTATTCATTGCCAAACGAACGTTATCAAATCTCTGGTTCCAGATATCATTTGCAGCGGCCTGCAATTCTTGTGTCAGCTCTACAGTTCCAGCAGGATAAAGCCTATGAGATTCAATGTTTGAATAACCCATTACATATGGCCGCTCACCCTGACGCAACCAAGGGTACATTTCTTGTAATGGCTTAGGCTCTGTAAGCATGGCGTCAACGCCAGCAGTGTAATAACACCAATCCATCCCTTCTTGATGGATTATGTTTTTATGTACCCATACTATTTTATATGCATCAATGTCGCCGTAACCAGCATCATTGTCAAGCCTATCTTCTCGCGGCTCATCACGAATAAGACGAGTAGCGTTATCTTCCTCGTCTGTTTCTGTTGCTAAAAGTTTTTCAACAGGAACATCAAGCCATTCTCCATCCTCAATCTTTTTGCGTACGTCCTGAACGTACATAGGCATAAGATGAATAATGTATGGAGTGCTTTCAATTGGATCATTCCAATCTGCTGCCGGATCAATACGAAAGTTTTCTGGAGAAATAAGATCTATTACTGGCTTATCTTTTATAGATGTTTTCTGCTTTGTTACAACAGGATTACCGTCAGAATCCATAATGGGATTATTTGATTCATCTACATTAATATAGGATTCTTCTTTTTCTTCATACTCCCAGTATTGATGACTAACGCAAACGCCTTGAACAGCTGCATCCTGCAAAGCAGAAGACATTGTTTGAAACCAAGGAATAGTATTTGTCAATCTGTACTGCATAATAGACTGAGACACAGCTGCGGCTGCTACTTGCTCTTGATCGTTTGGATTTCTTGGCTGTACACTTACTACATCTTCATTGGTAAAAAATGCTACAGCCATAGCAGACTGAAGATTTCTTACCGCAGTTCTAGTCTTTGGTCTAAAAAACCTAGATCTTTTGTCGTACGCAGAGCTGTTATACTTTGAACCCGGAGGATGCTTGCTATTAAATAAAGAAAGGCTTCGCTCCCACTGTTCTCGCAAGTTGCTATCAACCCACTCACTTGATTCTTCGTATGCTTCACGAGCAATACGTAACCAAAAATCCTCGATAAGAGGAGAGCCATCTTGTTGAGGCGCTACGCTATCTGCTCCCTCTGTTGGAGGTTGTGGGTAAATTCTACTCATGAAGAATAGTCTCCGTTAAGTCTTCCTTTATTGTCCATAACTAGGTCATGATACTTTGTTTCATTGAACTTGTTTCTTGCTTGTTTAAAACGCTCAAGTATCTCCCCCCCAGCCATGACCACCATTTTGTAATCGTTGTCTATTTTATCAGAGTGAAGAACAAATCCCCAGTTACCGGACAGCCTCATAGACTTTACTGTTACAACTCCATCCTGAACATTAACAGCCCATAACCATCCGGGATATTTTTCTTCTAGTTTTTCTGAAACATTCTTAGCAAGAATGTGATCGTTTACTTTAAATATGTTTGATTTTTCAATGTCTAATGACATTATTTTTTTCCCTTCGTTTTTCTTGGTGGAGAATAAAAAACTTTTCTACCGTGATCAAAAATATAAGTTGGTGTAGGATATGAAAGCGATGGATCGGCTTTGTAACATTCTTGTGACCAACTAAATGTGCTATCTTTTTTCTTTATATCACCCATATCGTAGGCTTCCACGTTGGGTCTTTCCAAAGAACTCCAACGTCCTTTCCGTTCAAAGTTAATACGCCAGATACTGGATCGTATGAATGTGTTTG